AGCAAGTTCTGCAGCGCGTACAGGATACTTCTGATAGTCGATCAATTCATCTAGACCGCGAACTGAAAGATCACACAGTTCCTCAAGTTCTTCATCAGACTTTACCTTTCCTACATTGATAGCAGAAAGAATGCAAAGAGCAATTTCTCCGTTAGTATCATCAATATGCTGAAGAGGATAAGTTGGTAGAGTAATTTCTTGACAATTATGAACTAGAATATCATTTGCAAAGAAATTATGAGTTCCTTCTACAGTAATATCATAAACTGGGATTTCTTCTTCAAGATATTCAATCTTTAGCATTTTTTTCTCCTATTTTGTTCTAAAAGTTGTTTAGCAAGTTTTCTTTGAGTTTCGTCTCTATAATAAGGATTATACACCAATCCAGTTTGTTCTTCAATAGATTTATAAAAGTTTTTATGTTTCCCACCGAATCTATTTTTAGAAAAATGTTTTGGAAACTTAATATTCAATTCATTAATAGCAAACTCAACTATTCTTTGTCTTCCACCAATAAATCCATATTTTTTAGCAAACTTTACACCTACTTCTATAAGTTCCTCATCAGTGTATCCAGAATAGTTTGGATTATTGTAACCAGTAGTTCTTATGGAAATACCATTTCTCCACTCTTCCTGAACCTCCTGTGAGCATCTTGGAAGCATCCATCCACCAGTTCCCCCCGAAGTAGCATTATAACCTTTAGTATCACTTTCAAAGAGTTTAATGAAGTGAGTTTCCTTTTCATTAATAAAGTTTTCATCTTCAGTTTGGTAAGTTTCAATCACAGATAAGTCCCAACAATCTTCCCCATATTTTCTAATAGCAGAATGAAATCTAAATTTAGAATCATTTCTTGCTGATGATAAATGACGATTCCAACGATGCTCTAATGGATATTCAGATTTTCCTATGTAAGACTTTCCGTTTTTCTTATTGGTAATTTTATAAACAATATATGTTTTCATTATAGGAAGTGTAATCTCATAACTATTTATAAGATATGGAAATTACACTTCCTATCATATTAGTTGATTACCAATTCATCAGTTTCGGTTAGGTCTTTTGCCATCACATACCCACGATTTTTTGTGAATACTTTATGTTCTGGTGTAACTACGATACTCTTACCACTTTCTTCATCAGTAATTTTCATTACCTTTGCTTTTGGTGATGTTTCGGCAAATGCTGTAATAGGTGCCCATTCTTGTTGATTAGTTTCTATATTATAAGAAAGAACTTCTATTTGAGGAACATCATCACAAAGACATGCAATTATAGCTATCCTATCAGAAAGGTAAATTTCTAAATCTTCAATATGAATTTCAATCTCACAAACTCTCCAATCAGATACTTCACCAATATCATTATAAATGGGTTCTGGATATCTAATTTTGATTTTAGTATCACCAGAAACACAAAGATTACTCATCTCAACCTTATCCATAAAGGATGAGTGAGAATTGCAATGGTCGATATTCATAATGTAAATACGACCAGTTTCAGCACGTTCTTTCAGGAGGTCCAAAAAGAGTTCTTGAGCTCCGATAGTCTTTCTAGGAATAGACTCATCTCGTTCGTAACGTACATATAACTCGTCAAAAGCATCAGTTCCAAAAGCATCATACAAACCAGGAACTGCGTGTGGGGAGAAGAGAGAGACCTCTTCATTCTTGATGAATCGTTCATAGAACAGTTTGGAGATTTGGATACTATAGTCTAACTTACGAACACGGTTGTCTTCGGTTCCTTTGTTATTTTTTAATACTAGGATGTCTTCGATCTCTTGGTGCCAGATTGGGAAGTGGACAGTTGCTGATCCACCACGGATGCCATTTTGAGTGCAGCATCGGACAGTTGCTTCAAACTTCTTGAGGAATGGGACAACACCTGTGTGCTGAACTTCTCCACCTCTGATTTTAGCGTTGATGCCACGGATTCTACCTGCGTTGATGCCGATTCCCGCCCTTTGTGCAACATACTTCCCAATAGCCATATCAGAACTAAAGATGCTATCGAGGGTGTCATCAACATCAACAAGAACACAACTTGCATATTGGCGAAGTGGGGTTCTAACACCTGCCATGATTGGTGTGGGAATGTTGATTTTGTGTTTGGAGATTGCGTCATAATACCTCTTAACGTAATCTAAGCGTGTTTCTTTAGGATACTTTGAAAAAATAGTTGCAGCAATCAAGAGGTACATAAACTGAGGCGTTTCATAAAGTTCACCAGAACTTCTGTCCTGCACGAGGTACTTATCAACAACTTGACGTAGACCTGCATAAGTGAACAGATAATCACGACTATGATCAATGAACAATTCAAGTTTATCAAATTCTTCATCAGTATACATGTCAAGAATTTCCGCATCATAGACACCTCTACCAACGGCACGAAGAACATGTTGCTTTACGGTAGGGCATTCATACATTCCACCAAACAATTGCTTGCGGAGGGCGAACAGAAGCAGGCGGGCGGCGACGAATTGATAATTGGGGTGATCAAGATCAATCAGGTCAGAAGCAGAACGAATCAGAATCTCCTGAATCTCTGCGGTTGTAATACCATCGTAAAATTGAATACCAGACTGCATTTCAACCTGTGATGCAGATACATTTGCGAGGTCTTTACATGCCTCCTCCACCATAACGTGGAGTTTATTTAAATCAAGAGATTCAGTTTTACCATTTCTCTTAACGACTTTTGTTCCGTTACTCATACTTTCTTCCAATTGTTAAACTTAATTTTTGCTTCTAAACCAGAGTAGATATTTGATTTTAACACATCCATAACATTAAGTCCAGCGAGCACACAATCATTAATGTCCTTGTGCTGAACGGTTGTTGGCCAAATTACTACTTTGTCACCTCTGTCGATGGTTTTTGATATTCGGTTGACGATTTCTCTATTACGTGGTTCGTTATCAAAAACGTAAATATAATTGCTCCAACCAAACGACCCAATATTAACGTCGGACCCACACATAGCAACAGCATTTTGTATAAACGTGGAGTCGAAGGGTCCTTCAACGATATAAATGGGTTTTGTAGAATCAACTTGGTCCAACCCATAGATTTTTGGCGCGTCATCAGAAAGCATCACAGTGATATATTTAACAGGGTTAGGACCTAGTGCTCTTCCCTGAAATCCGATCAAATTACTCTTAGTGTCATACATTGGTATAATAATGCGACTCTCATCCCTACCAATAGTATCAAAAGTTTGTTTTTGGGTATTTGTCCACTCCTTAAACTTGTCAGCATAATAAAACTTTTCAGGATTCAGTTTTCTCTTTTCCAGGTACACTCTAGCAACAGTATTTTCTGATGCCTTTGGTAAATCTAATTTCTTCTTGAAGACAGGTTTGATAAACTCAAACTTTGGTTTTTCAACCACAAAGTTTTTACCAGTATATCCTTCCTTAAACTTCTCAAGAGTATACTGCTTATGAAGAATTGGATCTAACTCCTTCAAGAAGTTATTGAAGGACATACTCGCACCACAGTTATGGCACTTGAAGTTTGTATTATTCTTGACTGGGTAAATGTATCCCCTGGTTTTGTTCTTGTTCTTCTGAGAATCTCCACAAATTGGGCAACGGAATGTGTAGAGATCCGACTTAACCCTTTTGAATTTTTGAAGACGCGAAGATAGGAGTCCAATATACTTGGAGTCAATCAGATCCATTACGAAGGTGCTTATTTCAGTCTTTCTACTGTAACAGGAGAAGTGCGGGGTGTCAAGAGATTGAATGCTGGTGGAGCAAATTTAATGAAGATGGCAACTACTGCTAAACCACCCAGTACTTGCCATCTAAAATTTGAAATACTTTCTACTTTTTCTTCTACGTCTCCTATTCTTTTACCTAACTTTTCACTTATTTGTTCGTGTTGTTCTTTTGATGATACTTTAATATCTTCAATCATTCTAACAATTAGGTTGTCTGTTCTATTACATTGCTCAATCTTTTCATTATGAACAGCAAGCATTTGACTAATATTTTGACTTGTCTCACCAATCTTTTGAATTGCAGTATCAATGCGTTCCATCATCTGTTCGTAAACATTAATGCGCTCTTCGAGCAGTGCTATTTTTGTTTCAGTAGATGAGGTAGTTTGATTAAACATGATTGTGAGATGTGAGATTTGTTACATAAATCACATAACAAATTTACTAATATTTATTTTTCTCATTTTTGCTTGAGATCTTGTAACCACCATTTACGAGATCCTTTTCCACCCTTAGCATAGGTCTTTTTCTTTTTTGAGACAGGAGGAGTTCCGGTCTCAATGTTATAACCAAGAGACTTTTCTCCATTACCAACTACATTAACAATAGATCCTTCACCTTCTTCTCTAATGTTGTGAATAATTTGTATTAACTTATCTACTTTATCCATTAGATTATTTGTAATTTTTTTAGACACTCTTCATCTTCCTTAATATCATGTATTTGAGTTTTTGGATACTCGGGAAATCTATTCAAAAATAAAAGAAAACTTTTTATTGCTGACCACAATTCCATATCTAAATTATAAAATAGTAAAGGCACAGCAGCATCATTAAAGACATTAAAGAGCACTGTAAGATGATTCAAAATAAGGTGAGTTTTTAGATCACCTGTATTTTTGTATCTTTTTAACAACCTTTTAACATAACGTATTCTTTTCAAATCAGATTCAAAATCCTCCATAGTAAGTGCTTGAGGATTGTCATAAAATTTTATAGCAAATAACAAATAATTATCTTCATTCAACTCATCAAATTTCATACCAAATTATCAAGCATCTGGAAAGATAGAATCGTCGTCAGCATCAGATGTGGTTAAAATTCCACCAGCAACTAACACCTCACTCTTAACTCTCAAATTTCCGTGAGTATCAATATAAGTCATAATTCCG